ATCTCCGGCCTTCCTAAACTGCTGGAATACTTTCAGAACAAGGCTGATCAAGCCCATGAACTGAAGTTGGCTGCTATGCAAAACGAGCGTGAACTGGCTATGGCCGCTGCTGGCTTTGCTGCTCAATTGAAGATTGAAGAGGTCCGAACCGATCAGATCCAAATGCAGACTGATGCCCAGATGACTGAGGCGGCTCTTGCCCATGACGAGAAGGTGCTTGAGAAGGCCAGTAAGTGGGTTGCCAACTATGTGGGCACTGTTCGCCCTACTGTCACCTACATCTTTGTTCTTGAATTGGTTTTGATCAATGCCTTCATGGCTTGGTATCTGTGGAATCACCCAGGCTTAATTACCAGTATTGATGATGTCATCAAGTATGCCGACCTGATCTTTAGTGCTGACGAAATGGCAATGCTGGGGGGAATTATTGGGTTTTGGTTTGGCTCTCGTGGTTGGAGCAAGAAGTGAAGTTAAGCAAAGCAGGAGCGGACCTCATGCATCGGTATGAGGGGTTCCGCAATAAACCCTACCTTTGCCCAGCAGACATCTGGACCATTGGTTACGGCCATGTCTTGTATCAGGAACAAATCCATTTGCCTGTTGTCAGACCTGCTGATAAACCCAACACAATGATTCGCAAGAAGTACCCACTGAAACCGGAGCATAACCGTGTCTGGACCAAAGACGAAATTGAGGAACTATTCGCTGCTGACGTTGCAAGTTTTGAACGTGGTGTTTTACGACTTGTTCCCGGCTGTCATGGCCGTCAAGGCAGCTTTGACGCTTTGGTCAGCTTTGCCTTTAATGCTGGTCTAGGCAACCTCCAACGCTCTACCATCCGTATGAAGGCTAATAGAGGCGATTGGGAGGGTGCAGCAGAGGCTTTTATGTCTTGGGTGAAGGGTGGTGGCCGAGTGTTGCCAGGACTCGTTAAACGCCGTCAGGCTGAGAAGGCTTTGTTTCTAGCTGAATAACTTAACGCTCATTGCCTTGCAAACGGTCGGCAACAAGTTGAGCGTATCCAGCAATGTCAATCCAGTTGTCAATGTAGTTGGGATCACCGTTAAGAATACGAGCAATCTTATGAGCAATCATTTCTAACGCTTCACGCTGATCAGGGTCAAGGTCACACCCCCTTTTGGCCTCAAACACGCCAATAACGCCTTTGAGTTGTTGAGAAATTTCAGCATGACCTACAAACTTGCCATAAAGCTTACCTCGCTCATCAAGAATTTTGTCAATCATTCTGCGGCCTTTACAAAAATGCCATCAGGACGCAAGTAACCTTTACGGTCCTTAATTTCTTCATAGGCCCCCTTGTAGCAATCCACTAAATCAATGTCTAGGATTGCACAAATCATGGTCAGCACCACCATACAGTCGCCAACAGCGTCTTTGATCTCTGGCATGTTGCATTCTTCAATTGCAAAGATCAACTCGTCTAGCTCTTCTTGAAGCTTTACCTTGGCTTGAGTGTGAGCATTGCCGTTTTGAACAATGCCCCTAGCCTCACCCCAGCGTACTACTTCTATCTCTACGTTTGCAAAGCTCATTTTGTATCCTTCATCAAGCACCACACTCTTACGCCTGTTTCAGTTATGCGGGTTTTGTAGGTGTATTTCATGTTTGTTCTTTTCTTGAAATACTGCAAACGCATTCTGAATGATTGGATTTTCTTTGCATCACCCTCTACAAAGAAAGAATCACCACTCATCATTTTTTTGAATGGATACTCGCCTTCAGTTTGTTTTCTTTGCTTTGGCTTCCCAAAAGGGATGTTCTTTTCAATTATGTATGTGTCTTGCATTGCATTATCCTTTTTCAGATATTAAAAGATATTTAAGAAGTTGGCCTACTCGCTGCGTCTGGTGTCTCTCTGTAGTCTCAGGCACGTTTCCCCAATAACCAGCATCCGCTTTCGGCCAAAAATCAGAAGTCTACTAGTAGACTGGTTTATTTTGCCTGTGCCAATTTTTGTGGCATGGTTCGCAAAGCCACTCAACTTCAAGTGGTTTTGTATAGTCACCGTGATGACCATGTGGTTTGCACTGAGTGCCGCAACAACTACAAACTGTTGGCCGAATCAATCTTCCACATTGGATTTCGTAACTAACTATGTGTCTGGCACGATCTCTTATTGGATAATTTTTCCGATGGTTTTCCAGTGCTTTTTTGCGTACTTCTTTGCCTTTTTGGGTTGAAATATACGTTTTTGCCTTTTCCTTGCCAGCATCAGAATTGGCGTAATTCCTTGACCATTCTTTTTTCTTTTCAGGATTGGTTTTAACGTACTTGACAACTCGACTTTTGACGCATTCTTTGCATTTGTTGAGATACCCGTCTTTCATTTGTGCATGAGCATAAAAATTGGATAGCGGCATTTCAACATTGCACTCTCTACATGTCTTCATGGATTACCCCTTAAAAGTCCATGTAAAGAGTATACGATTTTTAGAAGTCCAAATCAAGAAATGGATCGTCAGCTTTGGCCTTGCTTGTTGGTTGGCTAGATTGGCGTACCTGCTCTTTAAGACGTACTGACAGACTGATAAAGCCTGTACCTGCTTTGCTTTGCTTTTTCCAGCCAGAGATCCAATATTCAGTCCCATCAATGTTGATTGAACCGCTCATGTCGGGGTGACGGTCCTCTGTCTTTTTGTCGTTTTTGAAAAGACTTCCGCGATTTTCGTTTGAGTATTCAGTCATGAATTATTTTCCAAGTTTTCTTTGATTTAATGTTATGTACAGCCGCTTGGCTAATTCCATAACGCTGCGCTATTTCTCGTTGAGCATTTTTGTCGTGATAAATTTCTTTTGCTTGCTCCTCTGTTAATTTAGACAAACCATTTTTAGATCCTTTTGCAGGTTGTCTGTTTTGGAAAGAAACTCCTTTTGCCTGTCTTCCTTTTGAAACCATGTCAAGCATGTTTTCCGCATGAGTTCCAAGCACTAAGTGCGATGGATTTACACATTTTGGGTTATCACATGTGTGCATCACAATCATCCCATCTGGAACTTTTGAAATGTTGTGAAACTCCCAAGAAAACCGATGTGCAGCTACAGACTTTCCATCAACTTTTATTGAGCCGTATTGCTTTTTTGCACCACGATTCAAAGCTCCCATCCAATTCCAGCACTTGGTTTCTACATCAGGCTGCCATGAAAGGCTAAATCTGTAAAAAGCATGTTTTGGCTTGCAACCACCCAGATGTTTTAGGCTCATAACTTTCTCCTTTATCTGGATGATAACACAAGCCTTTTACTTGTTCAAGATGTTTGTATTATCAAATTCAGCCATTATTTAACCTTTTGCATTTTTGAGTGCAGAACGCACGGTGGAAGACATTTGGTTTGCCAACCAGACACGCTGATCAGCCTCCAATGCCTGTTCGTCAATCATGGCAAGAGCTTCTTTAGCCTTACCCTGGTCAACCAACTCTGTTGTTCCTGCTGCCAAGTCAGTCAGGAAATCTTTTATTTCTTGAGAAAGGTCATCACCAATTCCACCACGGGGTGTGACTACTGCACCTTTGCCTTTTCTTGGAACATCTCCCTCTTCTGGCAAGTCTTCACCCGCATAGATGTACAAGCCCAAGCCATGCAATGACAGTGCCTTAGTCATGCAACGCATGATGGCGGTGTTAACAGCAAAAGAATCGCATTCAACCCTGTATTCTTTTCCGTATTTGTTTGTTGCTGTATATCCTTTTAATGGAATTGATTTGTTAGCGCCATCCATTACAGGCAACTGACAGGTCATGGGTTTGCCAAACAAAGTAACAGTAACCCAAACCATTGCAGTGCCATTAATTTCCATGTAGCACTTGTCGCCAAACATTTCAACCTTGTATGTAGCAGCAGGATCGGCCTTTAAAGCCTCTGCCCATGCCCATGCCCATGACAGGTATGTAAGATTGTTTTTCTTCTCTGTATGACCGTTTACGTTGGTCTGAAGCAGCTTTTCAATTGACATGCATTACCTCCAAATTACTGAGTCATATTCATCTTGGATGATTTGCTTTTGCGTTTCATCATCAAAGTCTTTGAAGTCCAAGAAATCAGCTTCTTCACAGCACGATATCTTGCTACCCTTTGGCTCCATGCAATAAGGGCAGTATTGAACCCCATGCAGGGCTTCTTTAGCCTCCATTAGAAAGTCTTTCATTGTGTTCTCCCCACTGGTTTAGCAAGCAGCCAATTGTCACCAAGATGCCGGATTGACTTGACCCACTGACGGCAGTTGTGACGCTGGATGTTTACTGGCACACCGTTAACACAAAACAGTTGACGGACCTTGATAAGGGCTTGTGTGTTCATGCTGTGTACTCCAGTGCTTGCAACTTGCTGATCTTTTCGTTGATTGTGTCTACTGTCTTTTGGAAGTCGGCCATGACTTTTTGCTTTTGCTTGTCCAAAGCAACAATCTTTTGTGCCCGTGGATCGTAGTCTTCAGGAACATCGATCTCGACTTGCTGTTGACCAACGTAGGTACGTTCTTCACTGTCATCTGCCTTGAAAGATAGAACAGAAAACTTGCCTGTTACTTCCCAAGAATATTGTTCGTAGTAAACGTGGACGGTGGTGTTGAGTTTCATTTGAAGTCCTATTAAATTCACTGCGTTGTTGCAGTGGGATGAACTGTAAACTGCTTTTTTCAACAAAAACATAGGGGTTTACCCCTAGTG